TGATCAAACGCACCGACAGCACGGGAAGCTGGTATGTATGGGATACTGCTAGAGGTATCGTCTCGGGTAACGACCCGTACTTGCTTTTGAATAGCACAGCAGCTGAAGTCACAAACACCGATTACATAGATCCATTGTCTTCAGGTTTTCAAATCAGCAGCACAGCACCAGCGGAAATAAACGCAAACGGCGGTTCTTATATTTATCTTTCAGTGGCGTAAATGAAAACTACACCTTATTTCTATGTTCTCCGAGAAGTCAGCACTGGCAATTTGTATGCCGGAGTTAAATTTGCACGAGGGTGTAAACCATGCGACCTGCTGACCACTTATTTTACTTCTTCTAAAATTGTAAAGCGTTTGCTAGCTACAAATCCGCAGTCTTTTGTTATAGATCGCATAAAAGTTTTCCCCACAAAAGAAGAAGCAATTGCTTATGAGAAAAGATTCTTAAGTAAGGTAAAAGCGCACAAGTCCGCTAAGTGGTATAACCAAAGCATCTCAGGGGCTGTACATCCTGATTTGCTGAAGAGCATCTACAACGAAAAGTATCAAGTTGATAACCCCAAACAACTGCAAGAAATTAAAGACAAAGCTGCCGACACGTGCATGGAACGCTTTAACGCTCCTAGCCGATTTGAAGCATCAGATTTTGAACAAAAAAGAAAAGATTCAATGCTTTTGCGATATGGAGTTGAGTACACCACTCAGTCGCCTGAATTGCTAGCAAAAGTCCGTAAAAGCTATTTGGACAAATATGGAGTAGATAATCCTTCTAAAATGCTCAAGAATAGACTTCTTCATTCTCGTTTAATGAAAGAAAAGAATACAACCAGAAAAGTCTGTGAACATTGCGGCAAAGAATCGAACTACGGTAACTATGCTCGGTGGCACAGGGCAAAGTTGTCCGCGAAGATCGCAACCGCCGTCTAGCTGAATGTGACTGGACTCAGCTTGCTGATAGCCCGCTTGATCCTGACGGCAAAGGCGCTTGGCAGCTCTACCGCGAAACGCTCCGCATGGTGCCGCAACAAGAAGGCTTCCCCTGGAACGTGCAGTGGCCACCTAAGCCCGGTGAGAACTGATGGCGATAGATTGGTAAGGTCGGTTTAGTTGTCTACATTTCAGCGTGGCAGTTAAGGCAAAGACCGGCACTGGGCGACTGGAACATCAATCTGGTCGCCCCAAAACTACCCGTCAAGGTTTTGGCCAACACAGCCGCCCACGCCGTCGCGGCAAGAAAAAACTTGTCGGCCAAGGGCGCTAGCCTATTTAGGTAGCTATTGTCGCCATGATTGAAGTTGTAGCCGCCATCGCTGGCGCATCAATTTCCGTGGCGGCAATGGGCGCAATGGGCTTTAGCAGACGTAGTGATGAAGCACGCGACGCAGTAATCCGCCTCACCAGTGCCGTGGAGCACATCGCCACGCAACTTGAAGTACTCCACACAGACATAAAAGAAGACCGGAAAGAAACCTTCACGCGCTTAAATACAGTCGAGCAACGTGTAACAAAACTGGAAGCGAGAAACTAATGAGCGTCGTCCACTCCACTGACTACGGCAACGGCTACAGCCTCGACCAGCTTGAGAACGAACGCGGCGAGCTGTACTACCGCGCCTGCAAGGGCAGCATCTGCCGCTACGCCGAAGACCACTACATCGCAATGATGTACCTCGAAGGCATGGGCTGGGACCCTAAGCAACAAGCCCCTCAGTAATCCAGGCAATAATCGCGTCCTCCCGATGCGGCTCCCAAAACGGCTGGTCCCTGTACCACTCCAGCCAATCCTCAGCCGACTTCGAGATATTGCACGCAAAACAGCAGGCCACCAAATTCTGCTGGTGCGTATGGCCACCACGAAATTTCGGGTGTACATGATCCAAGGTGGCAGACCGCCCCAGGTCTACCCCGCAATAAGCGCACGAGTTATTCCAGTGGTTAAGGATTGATTGCCTAAATCTTGCTTTTGCTTCCTTCTTGTTTAAGTATTCGCCATCTTCAATACGATGGTCCATACCAAGCAGTAGCTACCTGGAATGTAGCGGCAGAGACTATTACGTGCGCCGGAACTCTTCTCTAGTACAGCTAAACTTCCTGCAGGGTTCCTATTTCCCATGGACTTCATCCAGCATCCAGCCTTCTGGATTTGCGTAGCGGCAGCTTCCGAGCTGATCGCTTTGTCCCCGCTGAAGGACAACAGCATCATCCAGCTGGTCTTCCACGCCCTCCGCGCCATCAAAGGAAAAAAGCTCTAGGCAAAACTTGGGAGCAAGCTGTACGGGAGTGGTGGTTTGAGCTACTACTCCCCGGCAAGCTCGACAAGGCTGAAGCGGACTGGCACGCAACACAACCGACCGATCCACCTCCTGTGATCGTTCACCACGAAATTGATGAACAGCTCCAAACCGGCGACAGCCGCCTTCTGGGTGGCGCCATGAGCATCCAAGCCCCCTGGTCCGATGGCAACCAACAAGATCCGTCTTAGCGATCTATTCCGCTTCTACAAGGGACTGCCCCACCAGATGGCGGCCGTCACCGAGCTGGAACAAGCGATCAACAAGGCCAACCCGCATATCTTGGGCCGCGACCAGGGCTGGTTCAAAACTTGGAGCGTTGCCGGCAAACAAACTCAGTTTCCCAACAGCTGGGAAGGCATCTTGGAAGCCGCCCGCGTCGCCGGCGCAAAATTTCCAGAACTTGTAGCCGCCCAGTGGGCACTGGAATCGAATTACGGCAAATTAGTATCTGGCAGAAACAATTTTTTCGGCCTTAAAGGTGAAGGCAGCGACAAGAAAACACAAGAGTTTATTAACGGTCAGTGGGTCACAATCACCGATAGCTTCATTGATTTCCCTGACCTACTCTCCTGCGTAATCTACCTCGTAGACCACTGGTACAAGGACTACAAGAACTACAAAGGATGCAACAACGCCGCCACCCGCGAGGAAGCTGCCAAGTGGTTGTACAAAGAAAAATACGCAACAGATCCCAATTATCCAGGCAAGCTAATCCAGCTTATGGAGCAACACGCAGGAGCTAAACCTGTCGTCCCACCCAACCAGAAACTACTGAAAGTCCCTTACGAATACCAGCTTGGATCGGATGACGGTCCCAAGGGCTGGCGTCAGTGCTTTAGCTCCAGCTGCGCGATGGTGGCCCGCTACTACGGCAAAGTAAACGGAGATTATGAGTACAACGCTTTACGCGCTCGTTTCGGCGACACCACTGATCCCAAAGCACAAATTGCTGCCCTCAAAGCACTGGGACTAACCGCCACCTTCGAGATGGATGGCACAGTTGAGGACTTAGAGACTGAAATAGCTAACGGTCATCCAGTTCCTGTCGGCTGGCTACACCGGGGGCCTGTATCTAATCCGAGTGGAACCGGCCACTGGACCGTAGTTGCCGGTTACACCCCGACGCATTTCATACATCTAGATCCTTTTGGTGAGGCGGATCTGGTCAACGGGGGATACATCAGCAATAAGGGAGGCGCCAACATCGCCTACTCCAGAAAGAACTGGCTGCCTCGCTGGCTCATCGAAGGCAACGACACAGGCTGGTTCATGCGAATTCGCAAAAACTAGCTATGCGCCCCATCGAGCACACCCCCGAGTCCAGCTTCCACAAGGCAGCCACGGACCAGTGGTTAGTCGGCCTGTTCAACAAACAGGACTATCGCGGCCTCCTCGAAGCCGCCCTTGTCTTGAATACGCTCCATCAGCTGGAACGCACAAAATCGGCCTGGGCTATCCGCGAAGCTGCAGACAACCTGGCCGATCAGTTTGGAATGGACCGCGACTCCGCCTAGTTGGCGGTGTACTTGCGATACAGCCCGGTATAGGTGGCGTGAAGCGGGTGGTCTTTTTTGTCCCGCCCGTCCCAGAAGTAGAGCTTATCCAAGAGGTCAGCGCGATTTTGGTCGACGATGACCTCACCCCACGACTGGCGTGCCCAGTCAGCGATCTGCTGGCTCATTCCTTTTCTCCACGAGTTTGAGACGCCTGCGGGCCGTTTCACGCGGCCCATTTTTGGCACGAGCCAGCTTAGGTTTTTTCGCCGCCGTCGTCGGCACCTCCACCTTGCAATTCGGGTAGCGGTTTTGCGCAAACTCAATCGCCTGCTGGAGCGCTGTTCCTGGAATGGCACTACTTCCATGATTGGGGATAGGCGGGTTCATCAACGCAATGCACAGCAGCATCGCAGTTACAAGACTGAGCAACAGTTCTCGCCGCAGCGACAGCCCGTTCGTATGTGACCCACGAGGATGCGTCCTCCTTGGATCGGGTGAAACCGATTCCTTTACCAGAGTCGTAAACCGCCGTAACCCAGCGATCCTCGACCATGACGACATAGCGCGTCATTTCTCTTAAGTGACTACTGTGTAAGCCTAAAGACTCTGGGCTCCAGCTGTCGGTATATCACGAAACACAACTGAGTCTCATGCGTCAGTTTCTGACACTTTGCCGTCTTGCTTGGAGCGCATCCGCCCCTCAACCCGCCGCTTGACCGACTCACGCCAGGCAGCCTCATCCGCTGCCTGAGCTGCCTTGTACTCAGACGCTGGCAACGCTTTCTCCAGTGCGGCATAAACCATGTCGCGCAATAGCGCCGTCACTTTCTTGCCTTCCCCCACTGCAAGCTGCTCTGCCAGCTTGTAGCGGTGCGGGTCCAAAAGCAGCTGGCAGTAATACTTGTTTCCGTGGTTCAGCGGCATGTGCTGCGGTCTACTCTGCTACACAGTAGCACAATGCGACACAGTAGTCCTACCACCGCACGTCGTCATCCACCTGCTTCCGCCACGCATTGGCCTGGGCCACCCGCGCCCCACCCCTCTGCTTGGCGCATCCCTTCCTTACATCCCGCGCCCACTGCAAAAAAGCCGCAGCCCGCTGCAAATCCGCTGTCTTCGCCGCACGAATTTCCCTATTCAGCCATTCGAGCACCAGCTCTCTTCCCGTGCGGGCTGGACTCATGAGATGCAATCTGAGACTCGCATGACCGACTGGGGCCGATGCTCAGGACAAAGCTCCAGTGCCTTCATCCGTGCGGTGAAAGCATCTGGAGCTGTAATAAAAAGATCATGAGTACCGCCATGGCGCGTGTGCATCCGAACGCGGTACTCAAAATCCTCCTGGATCACTTGGCCTCTTGCCAGCTATCCCCGACCTTAGCTTCAGCAAGCGGAGGAATCTCACCCAACCAACGAGCTTCAGCTTCCTCCATCACGGTTTGCAGCTGGAGCGCCCAGGTGTCTGCATGTTCTTCTCTGACGAGCAGGAGGATTTCATCATGCACCACGCCGGCCAAACGCACCACGTCCTCCCCGTCGGACTTAAGTAACGGCCACAGTTTGCCGAGAGTAAGTTTGAGGACTGCAGCACCTGCCCCTTGGATTGGGGTGTTGCAGCGCGTGGTGAGTTTGTTGTGCTCACCCGGTAAAAACCGCCGCAAGCCCGAGAGGCGTATGCGGATAGATGGATTGTCCTTAGCCGCATCAGCAGCGCGAGCATTTTGCTGCTGCCATTTGGAGATGCCTTTATATGCACCGTGGAACTTTTGCCGCACCTCCGCCGCCTCATCAAGATCCATCTGGATTCCTGTTGCTGCTGCGTAATTTCTGAGCCCTTTTGCACCACTTCCGTATAACAATCCGAAGTTTGCCGATTTTGCGATTTGCCGCTGTTCCTTCGTAACCTCATCCGGCTCAACCCCATAAATCTGCGTCGCCGTCATCGTATGGAGGTCTTGTCCCTGCTGGAACACCTGAGTCATTAAGTCATCCTGTGCTTCTGCTGCCGCAAGCCTCAGCTCCATCTGCCCGTAGTCCGCTACAACCAGTTTCCAACCAGTCGGAGCTTGCACGGCCAATCTGAAACGCGGATCACGCGGAATCTGCTGCAGGTTCGGCGAAATACAACTCATCCTTCCGGTATCAGCCCCAAGCTGTAGATAACTGGCACGAATAAACCCATCAGCCGAATAATTCTTTAACAAAGTTTCTGCCATCTGCCTCCGCTTCTCTACTTTCTTCCACCGCAAATAATCCGCAACAACCTTGTGATCACCCACATATTCCTGGAGCGCAGAACGACTAGCACTAGGCTTGCCATTCTTCATATCCATCGGCGGCTCACCAAGCAACGCGGTGAACTTTTTAAGCAACTGCGCAGGACTATTGAGGTTGAAAACATTTGGGTCCGGCTTCTTGCCTTTCGGCCCAGGCTTCGTCTGGTACAACAACTTCCCGTCTAACCCGCGACGCAGCTTGTGTTCTGGCGGAAGCGCCGCATCAAAGTCCTCAATAAACTTCTCACCGACCTCAACATTTTCAATATCTAAATCTTCAATTAGCTGCTCCAGCATCTTCTTATTGAACGGCAACCCAGTGCGCCACAACTGCGCCATTGCCGGAAGCGCCTTGCACTCAAGCTCCCACGCTGGCATTAACGCACCAGTCGCCATCCGCTTGGTGATCGGCTCCCACAGCTGGGTCAGCACCACCACATCTTTAGCCGCATACTCGATCTGCTCAACGCGCAAATCACCCGACCAATCGCTCTTTTGCTCTTCCTTAGAAATGTCCTGACCGAGGTAGCGGTGGACAACGTGCTGGAGCCCATGCTTCAAATTCGGCAGCCCGTTCGTCAGGATCCGACTGGCCAGCATCGAGCAGTAGACCTTGCCCTCGGGATAGATCTCGTGTTCTTGCAACCACCCGAGATCAAACACCGCGTTGTGCGCCAACCACTGCCGCGAAACGCTGCAGAACTCTTCGAGCGTGATCCAGTCCTCATCGCTGAAGCTCCAGCAATCCAGCACTACTGGAGGCTTACCGAAGGTCGCCAACTGCAAAAGACGAAGACCACCGAACTTCGGCTGGAGCCCGGTGGTCTCAACGTCAAACGCAACAAATGAAGCGTCATCGAGCATGGACAGGTGCTCGATGCCTTGAAGGATTGTCATGCCTGGTAGGGCGTTTACCCTACTACTCTAGCAGGCTGTCAACCTCCCTGGCGGAACAGAGCACCGCCGCCGCGAGTGTCCCGCCCTCGGGAAACCCGAGCAAACACCGCGCCTTCCAGTGGATGCAGTTTTTGCATGGGCCGCCGTCCGGCTGGGGCTTGTAACCCCGCCGCAACCGCTCCATTCGCTCCTCTTCCCGCCCTGCGGGACTGGTGCGATAACACTTCATGCACAGCACCGGGTTTGTCGTCTGCGTACCACAGCCCTGGCACGCCCTGCTGTTGATCGTGATGGCCATTACTCATCAACTTGATAGAAGGAACACTGGATTGCAAAAGTCCCACCTGCCTCTGGAATATCCAGGCCGCACCGCTTTTGCCACCAGTGCGCACAATCTTGGCAAGTAATTTTCGTGCTGCGAATCGTCGGCACAGCCCCTGAAGTTTTGATTTGTGCAGCTCGCCGTGGAAGTTCTGGCCACAAATTTTTGTACGCCCGTCCCGTTCTGATCTGACTAACCGACTGGGGCACCACACCCAAAAGCCGCGCCAGTGCAACATTGTCCCGCTTATCCGTAAGGATCAACTTGACCTCTTCTGGAGTTAGCTTCCTTGTCTCCAACGGCTTGTTGTCCGATTTGCGCGTTGGAACAACTTCCCGCTTGAGTTTTTTGTCGTAGTAGACATTCCACCTGTACCCACAACACTTGCAACGAAAACGGTACGAGCGAATCGTCGACCCGTTTCTCCAGTTGTACGTGTTGATGATGTAAGCCAGCAGGATACAAAAACGCACCAGTGCAACCTGATCAGCGATCCGATTGTGCTGGTGCGCCTTCTCACCCAACGCCTTGGCGACAATCCGCCACCAGTACCTCATCGGTTCTGATAGGGCTCCGTCGCCAACGTGTTAATCAAGCGGTTCAAGTACCAACGGGCTTTGCAGAAATCCTCGTAAGGATCCTTCTTAAGCCACGCCCGACTGACGTATTTGATAACTTGCCAATGCAAGCCACCAACAACAGCATCTGGCGCGTGCTGCACCCAGTCTTCAATCACGTCGATTACCTCAACGCGCCCAGACGCATAGTGCGCCGGAGAATTAACTGGGTCGCTCATCCTTTGGAAGCCTGAACAGCAGTGTCGCCTTGATAGCGACCAGTCACGGAGTAGCTCTTACCGGGCAGCATCGACATTTTGTGGAACACAATCTGCGCAATGCGCATATCAGGCCACAACGGAACAGCGTGCATGGATCTAGCGTTTTGTAGTTCCAGCGTTAGCCGCCCTTTGTAACCGGGGTCGATGTACCCGGCAAGAAGATGCTCAATCCCTTCCCTGGCACGACTCGACTTAAGCGCCAGCTGCCCAGCGACACAATCCGGGAAGCTGAACTCCTCCGCAGTTTCCGCGAGCACGAACTCATGCGGCTGGAGCATGAACGGCTTTTCCTTCGTGTGCCCAGCAATGGAGTAGGGCACCAAGCTGGTGGTGGTCGGTAACTCCACCAGCAGATTTTCACCGAGTCTCACATCGAGACTCGCTGGATTCACCAGCTCCGGCAGGAACGGCGAAACCAAGCCCCGCCGCGCCAGGTTGTGGATCTCATGATCACACAAGATCGCCATCAGTCAGCCACCACAACCGGAGTGGGCTGCTGGAGCTGCACGTTCTTCCACGTCTTCCCCCACTTAATGCAGTTGATGGTAGTGACGTGAACGCCGAAGTCCTTGGCAATCGCCGCCACGGTCTTCCCACCAGCAGCCAACTGGCGCTTAATTTCGAGCACCTTGCTCTCGGTCAACACCGCAACCCCACGCCGCCCCTTGCGGCTGGACTTACGGGTCTTACTTTGAGACCTCGCTTTTTGTACGGACGTTGCCCGGACAATTTTCTCGCCAGCAGGCAGGGGGATGGTCTGCTTTGGCTTAGTCAAATCCAGCTGAACGTGCTGGGACGTCTCCAGTGCAAAGCGTGCTGCTTCAAGTGCTTTTGAGATCTGGTCGAACTGGGATTCAGAGAGGACGTACATGCTCATGAGTAAGAACGTGTGCAGTGTAGTAGGGGAAGCTCAGTTTTGAAGCTCCAGTTTGATGGCAGCCTGGAAATAACCAGCCACCTTGAGGCGGCGATAGACAGAACCACCCTCCTCGGTCTGCTTATTTTCGATGGCGTCGTAATCACGCCGTGCTTCCTCTAGGGAAGCCATGGTCTCGATGTTGAGCATGTTCAGCTCGCCATCGGACAGCTCGGACAACTTATCGAGGTACACCAGCTTCCCGCCCAGCAGATAGGAGCGGTAGAAGGGCACCATTGAAGTTTCAGTCATTCGTGTTGGATCGAGTTCAGTCGA